TTGCCGACTTCTGAATTTTCATCAAGTGGATCAGTTACCGGAACGGGAACAACGGTTATCACTTTCCTGTACGATGGAACGGACTACTATTTTTCATTCTCAACCTATTCAGCGACATGAATTTAGATTACATAGAACTACAAGGAAAAATCAACCAGGCTGTTATTGATAACAGCGTGGTGGAGATTACCCGTGACTATGTAATAGATCACCCATTGGTGATGGCAAGGTTCGAGGATGGGGAATATAAACAGCACTCAGCTAAGATCATTGGTAACTCAACAATGTGGGATGTTTCCAATGGGAATATAAAAGCCACATTCAGCGATGCTCCTATTTTATCCATTCACAAAGGGAAAGGCAACATCATTAAAGGCTTAAACATCTCAGGAACTGGCATAGGCAGAGATTCAAGATTTAGCCCTTACACTGCTTTAGCAATTGACCCTATCTGTGGTTTTCTCCCTCCAGATGGCGGTTATCCAGGTCTAAAAGACTTCTATCAGGGATCTGAAAGTAAATCAGGATCAACGGGAATAAGAATTGAGGATTGCACTTTTAATAACGTAACCGTTGGATCAATTACTTCTCCCAATGGGCATACCCAAAATGCTGAAATGATTACCTACCAAAACATCAGGATAGGTAATGTAAAATATGGTATAGCGGGTTGTCAGGCACAGGAGAAATTAAACAGGGTTATAAATATCGGCGCATGGGAATCCTGCGAAACTTTATTTCGGTTCAATACCTACGGAGAGGCAAAACCAGGCCATTGGATAATTGACGGTGTAAATATTGCGGGTAATGTTGACTACTTAGTTTATAGGGGGTCGCATGAGTATTTCCCTTTAATGATTAAAAACGTATATGCGGAAAGGCTTATAGGTATTGGTTACTGGCAGACTTTCCTAAACGATACATTAGAAAGTTCAACCATAGACTTAAGATACCCGGAGGAAATGGGATTTATGCCACGATCTATTATAGATGCAGGCGGTTCTTCGGGCGGGTTGACTTTAAGAGATAACAATATAAGGTACTACGGCAGGGGCGATGTTCCGATGGTTTTTGTTGGTAAAATAAATAACATCAACAATAACTATGAAGGGAAATTAATAACAGTCATTCCTTATAAGCCGATTGACGGTTTAACAATGGTAGGTACTGGTTCTGTAATACCTGATCTGAATGCATTGTATTTAGATATCAATAACAACGATTACAAAGGGATAAGCTACAACGGCTACCATAGTGAACTTACTGACGTTTATAATATTGGAACTTATGCGTAAAATATTTATACTGCTTTTATTTGTTTCATTTTATGGTAAGGCACAGGAGGTGTATATACCTGCCATACCCGCCATCAATACAACTTCTTTCACTATACCTGCAACCTATAATTTCCCTGCCGGGATAAAGAAAATCCAATGGCAGGTAACACAAGGGACTGCTACACTGATCAACTCAAACCAGCAAACAGTTACCGTGATCGGTGCGGTTGATGGAGAATACCGATTCGATGTTTTTGTTACCGATAACAACGATGTAACGGTTTCAGATTGGGTTCCGGTTTTGGTTTCCGGCGTTGGTTCAATTCCCCAGGTTACGATTCCAAAAGATACCATCAGGGTTGATACCTGCGGACTTGATTGGAGCAAAGTAAAGGATTTAACCTTTGTTTTACTACTCCCGGAAGATAAAGGCGGCACTGTTAGACTACCAGATTCAACAACAGTTTATAAAGCTATCTATGGAGCCATACCCCCGCATATCGCAAATAAAGATATTACGAGTTTCAGGATGTACAGGTTCACAAGAAACTATGTCATCAACAAGGTATCAACTCCGGTAAGGTTCACACTATATAAATCAGGAGCATGGATCAGGGAAATAAAAGATAGCGCAGGCATATGGCAGATATACCCATATGCACCGTATTAATGAAAAACAGAACAAACATATTAGCGATGCAGGACTATGGTACATCATTTATAGGGGGGTTTTTATTATCAGTTTTCGGAAATGTTTCATGGGTATGGTCATTACAATTAATGCCAATAACATCGCATGATGCTTATGTATATGCAACTGGTTTTGTGTTGAAAATATTTGCAACCCTCATATTGGGAATTATCGGAGGTTTGGCGGGTTTGATCGGGAAAGATTTTTACTCATTCTTAAAAAGGAAAAAGAAATGACGGAATTAATGAAGAAAATAAGCAAGCAGGACATACGCAATACGATGGCGATGACTTGGATGGTACTGACTTTTATCCTGGTATTTAAGCTACTGAATGCGGAGATTCCGGCTGGCAATAAAGATATTTTAAACGCTGTTACTGGCGTAGTGGTGGGTCAGTTGGTTGTTATCATTGGCTACTACTTTACGCAAAGCAAAACTGAGGTTGATCAACAAAAGAAAGAAAATGAAAATTAAAAGTAAAAACGATATAGTGTTATTGATTTTAGCAGTGGTGTTCCTTGTTGGTGCAATACTGTTAATGAGCAGTTGCAGCACACAAAGAAAGCTAAACAAAGTAGCGGTAAAAGTAGCCAATAATAAAGAAGCTACGCAGGCATTCTTTGATGAATATTCTTTGAACCATGATATAACTGAAAGTGAAGTTATTTATGTTCCTGGCAAGACCATTGTAAAAGATTCTATCATCAGAGATACTATCTATTTGGTTGGCAAGGGGCAAACAATAAGAGAAAAGCACTATGTAAATAGTCTGCGAGTGGATACTATATTTCAGGATAAGCCAAATACATTGGCAATAATACAGATTTGTAAGAGCAGGAATGAGACGTTGAACAGTACGGTTGATTCTTTAAACTTTCAGATAGCGGACATGGGTAAAGTGATAAAAGACTGGAGGAAAGAAGCCTACATCCATCGGGGAATCTGGATAGCCATTGCCCTGGGTTTTTTAGCATGGGCATTCTTTAAGTTCCTCAGGCCATTGCTAAAACTATACTTTAAAATATGAAAGAGAAATGGTACTTATTCGGCATTAAAGAGTGGGCGTGGTATGTGATGATTGGAGCAGTTATTATTGCTCTCATTGCACTTAACTATAAATAACCAATATGTCTCAACCAACAGGGAACGCAATTTTAGCAAGGGAATATAGAAAGCAATATGGTGATGATATGCCAATATTAAAACTGGCAAGGATAATGCAAAAAGAAAATCCTTTAAGGTTTAAAACTATTGAAACGGCAAGGACTTCACTAAGGTACATTGAAGGTAAAGGCGCAAGGGGCAGTCAGATGAAAAGCATTGAAAGAAAGCCAGACAGACCTAAGAATCCGTATAACCTACCTGAGAGTGATGAAACAGTTTATGAGCCTTTTAAGTTAGATGGTATTTCAAGATTATTAGTTCTTTCAGATATTCACATTCCTTACCACTCAATAGATGCTTTGACTTGTGCAATGGACTTTGGGAAGAAAGAAAAGCCTGATGGTATTTTATTAAATGGTGATACGCTGGATTTCTTTGGGTTAAGCAGGTATTGTAAAGAGCCAGGGAAAAGATCATTCGCTCACGAACTTTTAGCATTTAAACAGTTCTTTGAAATCTTACATAAAACATTTAAGTGTAAGATATTTTTTAAGCTGGGCAACCACGAAGAAAGGTATAATCATTTCCTATGGATGAAAGCCGGTGAACTGGACGGGGTAGAGGAGTTTAAACTTGAAGAAATAATTAAAGCAAGGGCAGAGGGAATTGAGGTAATCGGGGATAAAAGGATTATCCATGCAGGTAAGTTAGATATTGTTCATGGGCATGAGTTCGGTGGATCTGTTTTCTCTCCGGTGAATATCGCAAGAGGATTATTCCTAAAGGCTAAAGTAAGCGCAATGCAGGGGCATAACCATCAGACAAGTGAACATACAGAAAGTAATATGAACGGCGAAATAACAACAACGTGGAGTTTAGGTTGCCTTTCGGAATTACATCCGGCTTACCTACCGATCAATAAATGGAACCACGGTTTTGCGGTTGTAGATATTGCTGATAACGGAGATTTTCAGGTAAGAAATAAAAGGATTTATAAAGGCAAAGTATTATGAACTCACTCGACATTCAAATAGGCGGTTCGCATTATAAAACCATGACTATACAGCCAGTGGAGTTTATTCATGTCAATAATCTAAGCTACCTGCAGGGAAATGTGATAAAGTACGTTACCCGGTACAAAGATAAAAACGGGGTGGAGGATTTGAAAAAAGCCATTCATTATTTAGAAATACTGATTGAATATGAAACCAGAAGAGAAAGCGAAGCTGGAAGCGAAGCGAGACCGGCTCGTAAAGAAGCTGACAGACATCTATAAGATGGAAAAGGTTCTTAGGATTGAAATAAATACAATTGATTCTAAACTTGATCAAGATGCCAAACGAGGATGATCTGATATTAGAAACAGATGAAAACAGCGAGGTAAGAAGTAAGCTGGATATTATAGATATGCAGTTGATAGTGATTAATACCATCGCTGATTTAGATGATAATATTTATGATTCAATGGCAGAGGATAAGATTAAGGTGATTGGCAATGCCATGAAAATAATCAGGAAGATACAATTACAATTAATAAAAGACAATTGACAAAGAATTTTCAGTTAAGTGAATTTACCTGCAATGATGGTACTCCGGTTCCAAGTTCGCTGATTGCGAACTGCGAACTGTTGGCTACAAATTTGCAGGTACTAAGGGATGAACTTGGAGAGCCTTTAACGATTCTTTCGGGGTATAGATCACCTGCATGGAATGCAAAGGTA